CCAGTATTTCCACGACCAGTATTTCCACGACCGCCATGACCGCTACCACCACTACCGCCGTTCAATTTTCTCAAATTATCAACTTCCTTCTTGGCGTTTTGAACCTCATTGTACTTTTTTTCAAGTTCTTCCTTTGTATGCGGTTGTGCCTTAAAATCATTGTATTCCTTCTGCTTCCTATTATAGTCAATCTGAGCGTCACTTATCTGCTGCCCCAGTGTCTGCTTTGATTCTCCTACCTTTATTTTTGGCTGTTTACCTGTTGTACTGCCAAGTCCAGAGAGAGAATTATGAACCATCTTAGAAAACCAACCGCCAGAACTCTTTACGTCTGATGTATCTCCTTTGCCGTCGTTGTTTAGGACATTGGTCAGTTTAATAGCCGTTCTAAGCATATTAATCAATGTGTCCAACGCGCCGAAATTAGCCTTGAACTCTATCGCCTTGTCTTGGTAGTTAGGAATAGACCCTGCGGTTTCGTTGTACGACTTTAAGGCTTCCTTCGCATTATGATAGACATACCATTCTATTTCCGTGCCGTTTTCTTCCGCTGTTTTAGCCGCATCAAGATATGTGTCAAGCACATCGTTCACATACGCCTTTCCTTCCGTGCCGTCGGCGTTCATGATTGTTATCTCGGTATTCAACTCTTTAGGATATTCCTCCACGGCGCCTTTTAGTGCAGTAATGTCTTGTGTAAGAGATTCGGTTACAATGCCATGTTGTTCAACGATGCCGCTAACCACGCCCTCGTACATAGCCTGTAGTTTCGCCCTTTCTTCTTCCACCTTTTGTGTAACATCTTCTTCGGAGGTCTTTCTGCTCTTTGCGCTTTCTGACGCAGATTCCGCAATCTTCTTGTCGGCTTCCTCTTGTGATGCAACCTTTTTCTTGTTGTTCTCTATAAAGTCCTCGGTTTCTTGAGAATTAGATGTTTTGCTGGTTACTCCTTTCTTCGGAGAAACACCCTTTTCGTGGTTCAGTTCCTCCTGCTTTTTTCTGGTATTCTCCACCTCGTTCGTCTGTTCTTTCTGTTTTTCGGTAGCGGTCTTCGTAACTTTTCCTACATCTTCCTGTGCTTTTTTAGCCCTCAAGAAATCATTAATCTGCTTGTTGATATTCTCTTCGCTTGCCTTTGCTGTTTTTTTCTGGGCGTCTTCTTCTCCCAACACAGCCGCTTCCCTCATTGATGCGAGAACACCGTACGCATCTCTTGCCTTGCCAATATACTCGTCAACGCCGAAAACTCCAACACGACCGCTTCCCTCAGTGGCATTTTTTTCTTGGAGTTTAGCAACCCACGCTTCGGCGGCTTCCTCGCCATAAGTCTTATTAACCCCGTCCTTTCCTGTTAACGTCACATTGGTAAGGGCATCTTTAATGGCACCAAAGAAAAGTTCATCAACATTCTGTTTACCCTCTTCTTCAGTTATTTCTCCCGTCTCAATCTGCTCGGCTATTTTGTCAACATCGGGCATCAGTGACTGGTAACGGGCGGCAATAGCGAGATTTAATTGTTTGCGCTGCCTTTCGTCCAGATTATCCTGTAGAGCAATGGTAGCACTTACTAAAGTAGACGAATCTTCCACCATCTCGTTTCTGTACTCCCTTAATTTTTCTTTTTGGCTCTCTTCCTCTTTTGCTATAGCACGTTTCTGCGCCTCGGCAACGGTAACCTCGGTAAGCAGTCTTTCGTTATCAATAGCCAACTGGTACAGTTCATCATTGGAAAGAGCGTCAAGATATTCTTGTGAATATAGTTTAGCCTCCACAAGTTTCTTCTTCGCTTCATCAATGGCTGACGCGAACTCATCGGAGCCCTTTACAGCGGTGCGAAGGGTGTCGTACATATTAACGAGTGAGTCTGTTGACTTGGAGATTTCTTCGTTCATTTCTTTGATAGGGCGGTCAAGTTCGTTGAAATACTCTATCAGCTTCATGATGCCCGTCATGATGGCGGTTATGGCAAGGGTATACACATTGCTCATCATCATTGTCTTCAACTGACCCATAGCATACTTTGCGGCGTTTGTAGCCTTTGTCCACAACTGTGTGACAATCATATTGCCTCTCTTGGCATTAGAGTCCTGCTCGACGGCGTTTTTTTCCATCTTCTCCGCAGCCGTAGCCTGTGCCGTTGCGACCGCAGCCTTTTTCTCCGATGCAGTCTGTGCGTCGGTGGCTGCTTTTTCCGCCTCTTTCGCCTTTTCGTCCAACTCGGTTGCCGCAGCGGCTTCTTGCAATCCATCAAGGTCAACGGCCTCAATAAATTGTTCGGCTGCGGCCGCAGCCCCTTCTTCGGTATTTGACAACTCTTCGTTATTCGCTTCTAGATTCTGCACAGCCTCGGCGCATTCGTTATAGCGGTCAACCAATTCTTCTGGAATACTAATATTTCCACCGTCTTCTGAAGAACTATTTCCTACCATAGAAGCCATCTCAGCCTTGAGATTTTCTATAGTTTCATTATTAGTAGCGATTCCAGCCCTTGCGCTTTCAGCCTTCTCCTGCATAAGACGCACCTGTTCGCGGTCTTCTTCGGTCTTTTGCCTTGCCACCTCTAACGCCTCTTTTGCAAGTTCTAACTCTTTTCGTTTTTCTTCCGCGGCCTTTGCTAGTTCTTCTTCTTCTTTGGCAAGTTGTGCTAGATATTCGGTTTCAAGATTCACCTTTTCTCCGTTCTTTGAACGCTCATCCACAGCATTTACAAGAGTGTCGCTTCTCTGCTGCAAAACTCCCTTTGCCTGATTAATTTCATCTTCCTTTTCACCAAAAGCGATAGGCATACGCTGTGCTTCGTATGCTTCCTTTGTAGCCTTTTCCTTGAGTTTTTCCGCCTCCTGACGCATCTTGTCGCTCTCAGCAAGCGCCTTGTTCTCTGCCTCTTCATAAGCCTTGATACTCTCATCAAGCGCGGCAAATTCCTCTAGTTTGGCAGCCTTGTCACTCTCATAGTAATTATCAAAACTAGCCTCTATCTCATCTCTTTTTGCGATAGCCTCTGCTTTTTTTGCCGATATATCCTTTGCCTCCGAATATTTACTATCCGCCCCAGTGAGAAGATTGTTTGCCTCGTTAGTATCAGATTCGGATTGGCGCAATAGTTCGGCTCTCTTCTCTTTAAGAATTTCCAGTTCCCTTTCCCTAGCAGACACAACCTCCTGTGCGGCGGCAACTCCTTGCTGCAACTCTTCTATCGGCAATGTCTCTTCATAGATTTTATTGAGTGACTCAAGGTTCTGCTTTGCCGCCTCCAATCCTTCGTTTGCTTTGGCGTTCGCACTCTCAGCGGCTGATATGGTAGTTTCGTTATCTCTTAGCGCAACGGCCTCGTTATAGTCGTTTTCTGTCTTATCGGCAAGTGTTCTGCTCTCTTTTGCCGACTCTCGTTCTATCTCCGCCTCTACAGCCAAATCATCTGCTGCGGCTCTCATTTCTTCAGCAGCCTTTCGTTTGTCTTCAGCGGATTTTCTTAATTCTTCCGACTGTTGTCTTAACTTATCCGAACCGTTGGTGTCATAAGAATCAAACTCGGCGCGTTTTGCTTCCAAGTCATTGCGCATGGCATCTATATCTTTTTGGGCGTCTGATTCTTTTGATTTTAAGTTTTCTATTTCTTTATCTATCTTCGTCTGGTCTTGCTCCTTGAAATAAGCCTTAAAATCGTCCATTTTGCCGCCTTTGAGCCTCTGCGCCGCTTCCTCAAACTCCTTTTGCTTTTGTTTTAATGCGTCCAGTGTGGTTTCTAATGTACGGATATCGGACTCACTTCCCCCATTGGATTTAGTGATAGCCAACTCTTTCTCCAGAATGCTCATCTGGTTTTCGTTATCCCTTACGGCTGTATTCATATTGGTCACACGTTTCATGACATCACTGTTTGAATAGCTAAGGGATTCTCTCTCTATTTCCTTGCTTTTTATCTTGCCGCTTATTCTGCCTTTTTCTTGCAGTTTTGAATGAATGGACAACTCAATATCATCCATTTCATCAAGCATATTAAGCCTGTCTTTATCGTTTTCAAGGATTTTTTGTATTTCCTTGTCTATCTTATCCGCCTCTTTGTCGTCCATAGAAGCCGATTTTTCGTTTAGTGACGCTTCCTTGCTTTTGTTCTTGCTCTGGAGATTAAGTTCTTTTGCCCTTGCGTCACTTTCTTTCGCATCATCACGCAGACCCTTCACTTTCTCGGCGTTCTTCTCCGCTTCTACAGTGGCGGCAATCTCTCGCAGCACCTTAAGTCTTTCTTCGTCAGCGGTGATATTCTCCTTCGTCTTTTCTATGATGGCGTTGTTAGCGGCTATCTCTTTTTCCTTCTCGGCAACCATTTGTTCGGCCTTCTCTTTCTCCACCTTTGCCGCCTCATGTATAGCCTTCATCTCTGCCTCCTGTTCGGATACATTGGTAGCGTCAACGTTTTGGATATTCGCCACCTTTCCGTCGGCAGATGCCTGATTAATCTGCTTGATAACGTCTAGTTTCTGGCGCAGTCTTTCCACTTCTTTCTCTTGAAGGGCAATCTTCTCCTGTTCAATCTTAAGCAGTTTTTCCTCCTCCTGTTTTTCGTAGGCGTCGGATGCCTGTTTTATTTTTGAATACGCCAACTGTGCGGCTTTTAGGGCACCGATAGTTCCCCCTATCTCAACTATTGTAAGACCTACAGTTTTCCAATTGTCCACTATCCAGCCTACCCACTCTAACGCAGTCTTGAAATACTCTTCAGTGGCAACACCCATCTCATTGAAAGCCTGGTCAATACCATCTTCAATATTAGACATCATACCACCGAGGGTTTTTGACTGTTCTTCCATCATGTTCTTGTAGCGGTTGGAAGAAAGGTTTTGGATAGCCTTGTCAAAAACGTCCGCAGTCACCTCGCCCTTGGTAACAAGTTCGTTAACCTCGTTCTTTTTGACACCCTTTATCTTTGCTATTTCATCAGCAAGAGCGATACCACGGTTCTGGAACTGGCGCATATCCATAGTATACATACGCCCCTGTGCCATCGTTGTTCCGTATAGGTAGATAAGGTCGCCAATTGGTTGTTTTGTTGCAGCGGCGATATCTCCGAGTTTGAGAATGATATCGTTCACTTTTTCAGCTTCTGTACCATAGGCGATAAGCTGCTTCGCTCCCGCCGCAAGTCCCTGTAGTTCAAAAGGAGTTTTCTTTGCCGTTTCAACGAGTTGGTTCATCATCGCCGTACCCTTTTCCTCGCTTTGGAGAAGGACGTTGAATGACGACTCCAGCATTTGGAATTGAGAACGCGTTTGGAATATCTTTCTCCCTAACTGTTCAACACCAAGACCTACACCGAAGACCGCTCCTAACCTACCTGCATATCCCATAAAGCCGTCAAACATCTGTTCCACGGCTTTTCCTTGCGTGAGCATTTCGGGTGTGAGTGACTGTATCTGCTGTCTTACCCCACCGATTTCCTCACTTATCTTCTTAAAACTTGTTGATGCACTATTATTGTTTGTCACATACACCTGCGCTGTCTTGGAATAGTCATCAAGATTCCGCTTGCTCTTTTCAAACTCGGCGGTCATCTCTCTCATAAGACCCCTATTCTTCTCCAGAGCCCTTTCCAGTTCTGAAGCATCAACACCCTTGCCGATGTTACCGAGTTCCTTCTTCAGGTCTGCCACCTCCTGTGTTGTTCCACGCATCGTCTTACCAAGGCTTCTCATTTCATCAACAACAAGGTTGACGCTTTTTGAGAACACCCCCGACAAAGCATTTCCCGCCTTTGCGGCGGCATCTACCGCAGAGTTAAGTTCATCTTTTACAGACTTTATCTCCTTTTGAAGATTATCCACATTGGATTTTGAATCAATGTTCTTAAGGTCGTCTGTGAGAGCCTTTAACTGGTTGCGGAGTTTCTCCACGTTCTCCCAATTCGCCTGAATATCAAAATATAACTGTGCCATATCCGTTGTTTTGTGCAAAGGTAAGTATTTTGTTCTTTGTAACGACCAAAGCGCCCCCTGTTTTCTTTACAAAGGCGCTTTGGTAAATTATTCCTGTCTGTTTCTCATTCTTCTTTCCATCATCGCCTTTCCATCACCTTCTTTTACAACGCCGTTATAGGCGACGTGCAGTTTATCCTGCTGCATGATAAGGAGATTTCTGTATGGTATCTCATACACTACCTCGTGGTATGTCAGATGAAGCCCCTCAAGGAAAGTGGCTATCTGTCCGAGCAGGGTTACATTGCCCGCCGTCTCGGTCTTGCTATCAGGGTCGCTATGCTCCTTGTCAAACCTGATAGCCTTATAAAATTTGTAGCGTCTATTAGAGAGAAGCATTCCTCAAGGGCGGTCACTATCTCCGAAAGCGTACCCTCGCACAACTCTTCTGCAAGTTCGCCATTACCCTGTACAAACCAACTCAAAGCCTCCGCTGCACTTTTCATATCCCCGAAAGACTGTAACATACCATGTAGGTTCTCTGCTGGTTCTATATTAGTGAGGCTCCTTCCCACCCCGCACAACACGGCTATTGTAGGGGGGTGTACGACATATCTCCTGTCATTGACAACAACCGCTACCCTATCCAGCCCTAATACGGCACTGCTGACCAGTTTGGCGGCATTCAACTCGTTTTTCATATCGTTGTATAAAAAGGGGGGAGGCTAGCATATACCAACCTCCCCCGAATTATGATAGTAATAAAAATACTATACTGCGTTAGTAGTGACCTTAGACTTGTCAAACCAGTATTCTGCCGCGATGCTGACGTCATCTGGTTCAAGAATCACACCAGAGAAAGAGATGCCGAGAGCGCCGTCGGAATTACCTTCGCGCACCTTAAGGTTGCAGCGTGGAACAACGAGATAGATATCATCTTCAGTAAGAGCGATGATAGTCTTCTCAATATTCACAACACCGCGCTGGCGTGACCAGCCCTCATCATGACTGTTACCGATAGCCGTACCTCCCATAAGGGCTGCCTTTGTGGAGAAGTCGTAGCGACCTATAGTAAAGGCAACAGTGATGTCACCCATTGTCTTTTCACCCATACGGTATGTAGCGCCTGTCAACTGGTTCTTGTACGAATCCTGTGAAGCCTCCGCCTCTTCAACACTCCATGTGCCCTGATGCACATTGTCAATCTCTGTTGCCGCAGTGATAGTAGCGTTAAGAGTAGCCGCTGTAGGAGCTGTAGTGAGCGGGTCGCAATACCATAGTTTCTGAATGCCTACCGCTGAAAATTTGCTTGCCATAATTTATAAAGTGTTTAGAATTTGAAATTGCAGTCTTATATGAACAAAGTGACAGCGTAATTGCGAGTCCTGCTCCTGGCTGTTGCTTTCCAAGGAGTACTCATAGCTGCCGCCGTCAATCTCTCCTGCACGGGGTTTCTTGAAATGCGAAAGGATTTTGTTTTCCGCCTTGCCCAGAAGATGCATATCAGCGATATCTTCCTCTAGGTCGGGAATACTGAGATTAACCTCCACATACCGCTTGTTCCAGTATGTTCCCCCTACACCCTCCTTGATATGAAGGGTCACCCTTGGCGTCGTTACCGCACCTTTTGGTGTGTTGAAACCGTGGTAGACGGGAATACTTTTCCCCCCATAGGCACTATTGGCGAATATGGAGTTAAAGTCTATACCTTTGCAGTCGGTGTAGAGGATCTTCTGTATGTCGTAGGTGGAAATCATCGTTCTCTATTACCAAAACACCTTGTTATACATTTATCTTCAATTATTGAATCTCCTTCGCAGTTCTTCCCCCGCCCATAGAGCGGCGGTGCTCACAACCTCATAACCCCTAGCCTCCACATTGGACGCATACTCCGCACGGTTGCCTATCTTAAGGCTTTCCCCATCATACTCATAGTAGTTTGATGAGCGGAGGGTGCCCGTGTCATCGTGGTAGTTGCCCCTTGCTTTTGCTTGCTCAACCGCAGAGGCGCCCACATCCCTTATAGCGTTATCAACCTCGGTCGTTCCCTGTACGAGAAATTCCTCGATATCCGAAAAATCAGATTTGATGCTAAACATAGAGAATTGTGTAGTTGTTATACCAGTTGTGTCTTTTGACATCTTTTACGGTACCCCCTGCCCGAAACGTAGTGCCATCAGCCATCGTGACCCTAATCTTCTCGCCACCAGAAAACTGGGAAAGGTCGCCCTCACAGACGATGTTGTGAGACGGGCGGTACTCCCTTCCGTTGTCATCAACGAGTTTCATCTTGGTATTGTCATCGCATCTGCACCTGCAGACCTTCTCCCATGAGCCTTCTCCGACGACGGGCATTCCGTAGTCATCTGTCATCTGCGTCGGGGTGTATGCGTATAGTATGTGCGGTGCGAAAAACATATTACCAGATATTAGAGCGGTCACGGATGGTGTTCACTCCCACCAGAGACAATACGTCATCTTCGGGTGACACTCCGTATTTCTTGCAGAGATACCAGTAGAAATTGCCGAGTTTGGACTTGTCCCAGGAAATAGAGAACCCCGCCTCGCTGACATTGTCCACAAAAAGGGACGGTATTATGTCGGCGAGCGTTTTACAAAGGGCTTCGCCCACTATGTTGGCGTTATCCTTCGTGTAGTCGTCGTCAAGGTCTATACGAAACGATATGTCCGCATACTGGGCGTCGGTGAGTTCCCCAATACCCTTGAGCGTCTGTGATATGTATTCCTTGACAGTCATTCTCCTTTATTTTTTCCTGTTCTTAGCCTTTGGCTTCTGCTTGTTCTCATTCACCTCGGCGTTCTCCTCCTCGGCGATGAGTTCGCATACGCCCTTTTCTACGGCTGCAAGGGCGCGTTCCATAGGGAACTCAACAATCTCCCCCACCTTGAAGATATGGGAGAGATTGTCTTTGTCACTTGCTTCTATAAGAAACTTTACTTTTGCCATACTTATACTGTTGGAGTGTCTGCACTGGCACCGCTATTAGATGTCTGTGCGACGGTCTTTGAGTCAAGAGTGTAGATTTGGTCTACATTGTTGATTACAGGAACAACCATCGCCTGTGATGCAGTGATTTCAGTGAGAGGGTCGTTCTTTGAATACTGAGAGAGAAGGATGTACTCGTCAGCAGACTGATAAGTAACACCGCTTACAGGACGTGTAGCCTCTGCAACGGTTGTCCATACGAGGTCGCCGAGAGTTGCGTTACAAGTAAACACAAGGCGTCCCTCAGCCCAAGGAGAGTGGTTGCTCTTCTTGCCGTTGATTTCAGTCTTAATCTTGCGAGCCACACGGTGTACATTAACACCCCACTTGCGCTGGAACACAAGGTTAGTCTGGTCAAGGTCAAGGACAGGAACATTCTGACCTACGAAGTTCATGTTGAACGCGAACTGAGCACGCACCTGATTGTTCTTGTAGATGTTGCGGAGTGCGTAGTCGTCAAGATAGAGGTCAGTAGGCACGTTAGCGTCCTCCACACACTTGTCAAAAATCTTCTGGATATCGTCAAGGATAGGAGCAGTAGGGTCGTCCCAAGACTTTGATGTGATGAAGTTGTTGGCTGCGAGATAGCCGTAGTCCACACGAGCGCCAGTACCGTTGTTCTTTGCAGAAAGGGCAACACCTGTAGAAAGACCGCTAAGGAACATATCCTCAATACGTTCGTAAACACCCTCAATACAGCGTGGGAGAGAGTTGAAGATAGTCTGTACGATGCGGTTGATAGGCATGTTCTGCGCAATCATCGCGTCCAAATCCTTCATCTGCTTCTCTGTGAGCGGAAGTTTCATACCAATCTTTGGAATGTCACCGCTAGCCATCTCAATAGTGTCGCGAGACTTGAGAGGGAGTTCAGAGTCGAGGGCAACAACATCAGCAGCCACGCGGTTGTAGTCTGCAAGGATAGATGCCCAGCGAGCGTCAGCAGAGAATGTTGGAGTCAAAAGTGTACGGAAAAGGTATGGAAGTTGGTTCACACGCTTTTCGTTGAGTCGCTCTACGATTGATAGAACGAGCTGTGGCATGTATTTCTGTACATACTCTGGATAAAGTGACTGTGTCATTTATTAAGCCTCCTCGTCTTTAACGGTTTGAATGAATGGACAAGCAGCAGCGAAGCCAGAAGGGAGTGCGTAAGGAGCAGCCTCTGTGTTCACCTGACCGTTTGTCATGATACTTGCTGATGGGCGCTTTGTAAGCACACTGCGGTAAAGGATACCTGCGTAGCTCCAGCTTGATGGAAGAGAGTCATACGCTGTTCCGCTTGACGCCACTGGCATTGGCTTGTACTTGCCGTTGCCGTCGGTGATGATAACGTGACCCGCAGAGATTGTTGTTGCGGTGATTCCCGTTACATCAAGAGTGCGACCGCCTACGATGCCGCTGATAAACTTCGGACAGATGATGTTATCCTGTCCAAAGAGAATCTTTTCTTTTTCGTTTGAGTGAGTTGTAACCATAATAAAAAAATGTTTTAGTTTTTATTCCTAAAGTACAAGAGATTTCGCTATCTCGTCAGCGTCAGCCTTTGACACTTCACCCTTAAGGTCTATCGGGCTGTTGCCTCCGCTGGTAGGGATTTGGTTCACCTTGATGTTGTTTGCGATGACCGAGAGTTTTGATGTGATGTCTTCCTCTGTGGCGTCATCCGCGAACACTGGCAGCCCCTCATCGATACGGTACTGCGGAATCTCCAGTTTCTTTGCAATGGAAGAGATGAGGTCTTCACGCATCTGCTTCGCCTTTGCAGCCTTAAGAGCGTCGTTCTCAGCCTTGATGGCAGTGAGGCTTTCGTTCGTTGCCTTTGATGTGGCAAGGAGCGCCTCAATCTGCTTTGTGAGCGTGTCCTTCTCTTCAGCCTGCTTTACCTTTGCAGCTTCCGCGCCGTCAAGGAGAGCCTTGATTTGCGCGTTCAGTTCAGCTTCTTTCTTTGCTTGCGCCTCCTGCTGAATCTTGAACCACTCTGGGATTTCCTTGTCCTTCATTCTCTTCGCAAGTTCCTCTTCCTCGCGTTTCTTGGCTGCCGCCTCTTCTTCCGCCTTGCGTTTCGCCTCGATGTCAGCAATCTGCTTTGCGAGAGCGTCGGCAATCGCCTTGTCCTGTGCCTCCTTCGCCGCCTTTGCAGCATTCTCAGCCTCTTCCTTGCGCTTTGCCTCTGCCTCTTCCGCAGCCCTGCGCTGCTTCTCTTCGGCGTCCGCCTTGGCTTTGTCAAGAGCATCCTTGACCCGCTTGTCATTGGACTTCTGTAGATTTTCTAGGAGTGGGCGCTGACCCAACACTACTGAATCAATGTTTTCCTCAGTAACAAGGTTTGTGGCTGCAAGTGCCTCTGCATGTGCCTGTAGGATAACATCACCTAACCCAAGGCTTGAATACGCTTGTTTTAGTTTTTCAAACAGTTTTTCTTTCATTGTATTTGTTTTTAGGATTTTATTGATAACCACCCGCTGGTGGCTTTGTTCGGTGCAAAGGTAGGTATTTGCGTGTTGGTGTGAAATTATTTGCGCCCAACCGTCATTACATTTTGCCTTTTGTAATGATTTAACGAGAAAACTCTTAATTTTCGCCCCCTTCTTTATCCTTTTCTCATAATATCAGGGGGTGTTGATGAATGTTTTTCAATCTGCAGGAAAAAACCCTCTTGAAAAAAAATCGCAATTTTGTGAAAATTTTCCGCAATTTATTTGGAAGATTGTGAAAATACTTATAAATTTGCACCCAGAAAGATGAGCACTCGTGACAGTCTGCGGATTCTCAATGGCAAACTTTGAATTAGTTACTTACACTACATAAGCATCTGATTAGAATTATCGTTTCTCCAGGCTGTCACATTAGGGGGGGGACGATTTTTCTTTCTCGGATGCTTTTTCTTTCTAGACATAATCGGTTTCATCAGTGGCTACCGTGCGGGATAAACTCCGTGAGACAAAAAGCCCCTTAAAAAGAGTCCTCTTAATGCAGGTGTAAAGGCAATCCGATGCTCTGACCCAACGCCGTCAACATTGGCTAACCTCCCGACCGAAAGGTTGACCCAAAGCCTATACACCGAAGAAGCGTGACAGTAAATAGATAATCAAAGGACATGGAGTGGTGACGCACACATGTTTGGGAGTTGGGAACACGCTTAATGGCTCGCTCTGGTAGTTCGGGGCAATCCAGACCTACCCTATCGGACACAATGACGCCTAGCGCAAAATTACGGAAGCCGCTTTCCCGCCGTGTGGGCTTTTCCACCGAAGCCGCTTGCCTGTAGGGCGCACCATCACTCAGGCGCATCATCGTCCCGACGGGTGTAGGAGGGGAAAAGGGCGGATTGTGTACATACATGAACAAAACAACGACAAAAAGGCAACCAAACACTACTAGAAAGCTATAGAGAAACAGGTGTCGCCATAAAGAAACAAAAAAAGCCCAGCAAGGCGTTGTTGGTGCTGCGCCGATATAGATTACCCCGAAGAACAAGAAACGGCGCCAGGGCGGCTTTAAAGGGCGAAAAAAAGCCCTACACGTTTCACAACGGGCAGGGCTGGTATACAGAATTAAACAAATGATGAAAATGGGTCTTTACATTGCGTATCTGCTTAGATACGGCATGAAGTTAAGGTTGCTGAAATACAAGCCGTTCTTCTTTATGAAATTGCCGTAGAGTCGTACGAAGCCTTTTTTCATTGTGGCGAAGCGGCTTGTGCCTCGCACGCTATCAATGATGCGCTCGGTCTTCTCGTTGCTATACCCGTACTTTTGAATTGCGGGGTAAACGAAATTCTCAAAGGCGTATTGAGAGTCGGTGATGTCTTCTACTGGGTCAAAAGGCAGAACGCCGTTGTGCATGAAGAACACATTACCCTGTCTGAAAGGGTGGCAGTTAGATGTCTTCTTGCTACCGTGGGTAGCCCATCTGAAATGAATGAGCACGTTCTGGTTCTTTGGCACGTTATGAAACTCGCGCATAAACTCATCAAAGTTCATTGTCTTGAAACAGCGGTCTTTGGTAACGAAGCCGAAGCCGTCGCGGTTATGTCTTGCAGCCATCTCAAGCACGTTGTCGCTTGGGCGCTTATGATGTGGGGCGAAAATTATTACACACATTTTCTGGTTACTTTTTTAATTGGTTTGAAACTCGGTTTACTGGTCACTTTTCAAGGTCTTCAAGATGCAGTTCTCTGGCACGTTCATCTCGCAGCCTTATCTGCTCTACCTGCTCTTCAGTGAGCTGAAAGTAAGGGCAGTCGTTATATTCTAATCTGCTCATAGTCTTTATGGTTTTAAGCCTCTTTCAAGGCATTCTCGGTAATACTTATCGGCGGCAGCCATAGCCTCTTCAGACCAATGTTCGCCATCGTAATAGTCTCGGGTGTTTGTGTCTGTCATCTTTGTCGGGTTTTAAGCCCTGTAGGGCGCGTTTAGGCGTCGGGTTGATAACTTATACCTTTCGTGGGTTTTAAGGGCGTGGCGGGCTTGTTATGCCCGCCCTCGTGCCTTATGCTGCAAGTTCGTTCTTGCGAGCCTTGAAGAACGCCTTTTCGTTGGCGGTCAAGAAAGGTATCTCGTCGATGCTGCGGCATGATGTGATGACGTTGCTGCGGCTATACTCTACCAGCTTGGCGCAGAAGCGTGCCCATGCAGCAATCTTGCGGTAGTCGGTAGTGCCCTGGTGCTGGCGAAACTCTATCGTGTGGTGGCGATGCCAACTCTCGGCGTTGACCTTGTGGTAGCGGTCGTGGCGAAGAACATACGACACTTGAGCGGGCGTTGTGCAGTTGTCAAAAACGTGGTCGGAAAGCGATGCGCACCAGCGGCTATTGTTGCAGCGGCGGCTCTCAGCCATGAACGAGTCAATGACAGCCTCAAGCGCCTTGTAGTTCTTGAACACGTTGACATATTGAGCGTCGGTCATGTCGGCGCAACCGATGTGTATGTGAAGACCGCAAGACTTGTTGACTGAGGCGCCAGCGGCATGAAGAGCCTTGCAGCAAGACTGAAGAGCCTTGAAGCCCTGTGGCTTGCCGTTGAGAACTGGGCTAACGCACTCAATGGCGTTAGTGATGCAGAGAGAACCGTCGCGTACCAACTTGAACGTGCGACCGTCGTGATGGTCGTCATGGTTGTAGCCCTCTGGGCGGCAGTATACGCCGAACTGGCGGCAATAGTCAATGAACGTAGACGAAGAAACACCGCATTCTATCTCTACACCGAAGGTATAGTTGAAGCTGCTGCGTGGCTGGGTAGGGTTGTTCTCGCGCCACATATTGTAGAGCATGCTTGCCTCTACGCGGCTTACGCCGATTTTCTCTACCAATGTCTGAACCTTGATAGCCTTGCTACCCTTACCATTGAGAACATCGTTGATTTCTTTGTTAATACCATTTGTCATCATATCTGTTTTGTGCACGTGTTATGCAGTTGGCTCTTCTGCTCTGGTTTAACCTTAGCACCATTGCCTTGGTTTTGTGAGTGCAAAGGTAGGGGGTTTTACTTACACTACCAAATATTTCAGCAAAAAATGTTAGATTTTAAACATTATTTAACATTTGAAGGGCTAATACTAACATTTTATTAACATCTCTTAACAATTGTAAGGGCAAATACTAACATTTTCAAGCAATTGTTTGGCAGTAACAAAAAAAATGCCTAATTTTGCACCCGAAAGATGTTAGTAATCATACATACACGTACATTAATATGAGAAAGATACAAGATGTAATAAAAGAACACGGCTTGACCGTGACCGAGGTGGCGGCAAAGATGGGCATATCAAGGGTTACCCTGTCGCAGAAGATGGCTCAGACCAGTTTCAACACTGGTAGCCTTAGAAAGGTTGCCGAGGCTATAGGCTGTCAGTTGGGTGATTTCTTCATCGATGAGATGTCGCCCGAGTCGCTTGAGAGCAACACAATCAAATGCCCGAAATGCGGGGCGGCAATAAAACTAAACCCGACGACAGATGAATAAGAGCGTTTTCCGTGTCATCATAGCGGGCGGCAGAGATTCCGCCGACCGTGACGTGCTTTTCACTATGGCAGACCACTACCTTTCCGACAAGGCGGCGACGCACGACATCGTCATCGTGTCGGGTACGGCGAGAGGTGCAGACGCCCTGGGCGAGATATACGCCAGCGAGCGGGGCTATGCCATCCGCAGATTCCCAGCCGACTGGGAGAGGTACGGCAGGGCTGCTGGTCACAAGAGAAACGCCGAGATGGCAGACAACGCCGACGCCCTCATATCCTTTTGGGACGGTAAGAGCAGGGGTACGAAGAATATGATAGAAACCGCCACGAAGAAGGGGCTTCTTGTCCGTGTGGTAAAGTACTGAAAAAAAACAAAAGGGGCAACCGTAATGGCTGCTCCTTTTTTTTGTTGCGCGCTATCCCAGCGACTTGGTAAACTCAATGTGAACATCAATCTTCTCTCCGCAGTGCGGGCACTCTATCGTGATGTTCTGCTTGGTCGGCGCCTCAAAGAGCTCCGATATGTCGCAGTGGAGAACGGCGGCGAGTTTAGAGAGAAAGCTGACCTTCGGGTTTCCGTTAATCTGCTGCGAGAACGCCACTGGACTGATACCCATCTTTGCCGCCACCTCCTGATGTGTGAGGCCTTTCCTCTGTATACATTTCTTTATGTTAAGCATATCCGTTGTTTTAGGGGGTTATTGATTTTCGGTGCAAAGGTAACTCTTTTTTTTGCAATCTTAAAGAAATCCCTTAATTTTATTCCTTTTGTTAATTATTTTTATTCCGCAGGCGGTCTTTTAGGCGTGTATTGCGCTTTGTAACGACCATATTCCGCACCGCATAGGCAAGCGCTCTCTTCTCCCCGACGAGCACGCAGACTTTCTTGGCTCTCGTCACGCCAGTGTAGATTAAGTTCCGCTGGAGCATGATGAAATGAGAGTATGTTATCGGCATGACGACAACGGGAAACTCGCTGCCCTGGCTCTTGTGTATGGTCACCGCATAGGAGAGCGTCAGCTCGTTGAGGTCGCCCTTCTCGTACTCCACGGGTTCTGGCACACCCTCATAGAGGACGGTCACCGTATTGTCTTCGGTATCAACACCCACAACAAAGCCCATATCCCCGTTGAACACTTTCTTGTCATAGTTGTTCTTTATCTGCATCACCCTGTCTCCTACAAGGAATGTTGTTCCGCTGTATCTCACCCCGAGAGTATTGCTGTTCAGTCGGCTCTGCAGGAGCATGTTAAGGTTTATCGTGCCGACATCGCCCTTGCGCATAGGAGTGAGCACCTGTATGTCCTTTGGCTCGTATCCGTAGTATTTCGGGAGTCTGTCACGGACAAGCCCGATGATGCTCTCAGCCATCTTCTGCGTATCGTCCTCCGCTATGAAGAAGAAATCCGTACCCTGCTCGTTCGTGCAGTCTGGCATACGCCCCTCATTGATGGCGTGGGCGTTCAGCACTATCCTGCTTGTCGCCGCCTGACGGAATATCTTGGTAAGCCTTACCACGGAAACGGAGCCGCTGTCTATGATGTCACGGAGCACATTGCCTGCCCCGACACTCGGCAACTGGTCTATATCGCCCACCATGACAAGGTGCATACTCTCGGGAACAGCCTTTACAAGGGCGTACATGAGCATGATGTCTATCATGGAGCATTCGTCAACGATTAGGACGTCTCCTTTAAGGGGGTTGTTCTCGTTTCTCTTGAAGCTGTCGTTAGGGTTGTACTCAAGCAGGCGGTGTATAGTCTTCGCCTCCCTACCCGTAGTTTCGGAGAGCCTCTTCGCCGCACGACCCGTAGGGGCGGCAAGTAGTATTTCCATGCCCATATCGGCAAGTCCCTTTATGATGCCGTTGGTAACCGTACTCTTACCCGTTCCTGGTCCGCCCGTAAGAACCATCACCTTGCTCTTTGCTGCCGTCATCACCGCGTCCACCTGATGCTCATCGTACTTTATGCCGTTTTCCTTCTCTATGCGCGCAATGTCGGGATAGCCGTCCTTCGCACGCGGGGCTGCGATTATTCTGCCGAGTTTCTCTGCGGTTCTCTTCTCTGCATAGTAGTACATGGGCAGGTAATACCTATCCTCTTCACGGATAATGTCCTTTCGGTCTGCCGCCGACTCCATAGCCTCGGCAACAAGATTTCCGTCAACGCACAGAATCTCCATGCATTTCGCCATCAGTTCGTTTCTTGTGGCATACGAATGCCCCTCCGTAGCCATCTGCGTTAATGTGTACCCGATACCCGCGCAGAGCCTCCCCGTGCTCTCTGGAGATACCCCCATCCTTCCCGCCAGTTCGTCGGCGGTCTTGAAGCCGCACCCTATAAGGTCGTCGGCGAGCCTGTAGGGGTTCTCCTTAATCTTGCTGATGCTTTCGTTGCCGTATTTCTTGTACACCTTGGCGGCGAATACTGGTGTCACACCGTATGTCTGGAGAAAAACCATCACGTCCTTGACGTCTCGGTGCTTGCGCCATGACTCAACGATGCCCTTCAGCTTCTTCTCGCTGATGCCAGAAACAGAAAGGAGTTTCTTCGGGTTATTGTCAAGAATATGTATGGTCTTCTCGCCGAACTTTCCGACTATTCTCTCCGCGGTAACCTTTCCGATGCCCTTTATAAGCCCCGATGAAAGATAGTTCTTTATACCCTCCACAGACGCTGGTGTTTCCTCCTTGTACGAATCCACACGGAACTGTCTGCCGTACTTGCTCGTTTCCCAAGAGCCGACACACTCTACCACGGCGCCCCTGTACACTGACGGGAGAGAGCCTACTATAACGGTTTCGCCATGACCGCTTGCAGTCACGGAGGCTACCGTATACCCGTTATCTTCATTCTGGAAACGGATATTGTCTATCGTGCAATGAATCTTTTCGCTCATACTATGCTGTCTATATCTTCTTTTGTTAGTTTGTACCACGAGCCGTCAACACGCCTGTCGGAGAATCTCTCCTTGAGTTTCTTGGCGACATCGCCGTCAACAACCTTCGCTATCCTTATACTGATGTTGTCGGAATACACCTCCTTGAACCTTCTCTCAAGGTCTGCCGTGTAGCCTATCTTGTACAGGTCGCCCCCGTCGGAGAAGATGTAGGTGCGCCGCCTGTCGCAGTCGCCCGTGACGGGGATGCCGTTCTTTCTGCACCACTCTCCGTAGTCGTTGAGCATGCGTATCACACCGAACGCCTTTGCGTCCCTGCCCTCTACGGCATCCATAGCCTCAACACCCATCTTCGGAGCGAGCCATTCGCACAAACGGATGTATGTGACAAAGTCAATCCATTTGTCGCCATCGTGACTATATACAGCCCTGTCGTACCACAGGTCGTTCTTCTCTACAAAGGAATAGAACCACTCCCATCTGCGGACGCTCATGGAAAAGCGCTCGTTCCACTGCCTGATGATGTCGGAGGCGTTGCCCACGTACATGGTATACCCCCTAACACCTGTCATGCCCACGGTGACCGTAAAATCGCTCGCCGTGGACACTTTCGTAATCTTCTCTACCATACTTTCTCGCCAAGTTTTATACAGTACACATCGTTACCGCCGCCGCCCCATCTGGGATTGCCGCCACCTACATAGATACCCTTGCACTCAAAGCACATTCTGCGCTTGGTGTAGCCGTAGGAAAACACCACGTACTTGAATTTCTTGATACTGCCGTCTTTGTTGACCAGGCGTGATGTCCAGAAGGGCTTTATCTCGCGGTATTCTTCTTTCTTCTTGCCGCACTCTATCATGCCGTACCATTCTTTGCGCAGCGGAAGGGTTAGTATTCGGTCTTTCATTTCCCCAGTTCTCTTATTAGCACATCTGCGGCGAATACCGCGTCTTTGGCGCAGTCGCCGATGCTTCGTTCTCTTCTAAGCAACAACGCCGTCATGCACGCCGTAGCGATGCGTTCGCGCATTCTCGGCATATCACTGGCGGCGTTCTTGATAGCCGCCGCAAGTTGTCTTTCTTCTAATGTCTGAATCATAGTCTGTTATTTTTTTTAAGTTCAAGGAAAAAGCTGATATCGGGGTCTTTCCCGAGTTCTTCAAGGAACTTGTTGACATTGAACTCTTTGCCGAACGCCTCACGGAACCTCTTCGTCAGTTTCGCCAGCTTCTCGTACTCTTCGTTCTCAACAAGGTCTTTGATGGACATGTAGCTCACATATTTGGTGCCCATAAGAATGAATCGGAAAGGTATCTCTTTCAGACCGCACTCTTCAAACCCGTTACGCAGGTGTTTAATGCTGTCTGTGTCGTCTTCGTCAAAGCAGAGCACAAAGAAGGAGCATTTCTTCACCGCCCCTTCAACGGCGTCGGCGTATGCCGTCGCGTCTTCATAGTCTGTCATGGCTACCGTAACCATATCAGAGCCTTGACCATAGCGGATGAAGTCTCCGCACATCTGGATAGCCGCATCATCTCTCTGCGCCATCAGTACCAGTGTATTATTCTTTAGCATAATCTAGATAGTGTTTTACATCTTCTATTGTTACGGAGCATGCACGGACGCCGTTTATTCTCGGGTCGGTGTCAAAGAAGCGGAACAGACCTTCTCTTGTAAAGTCAACATAGCCGCTGTATCGGTTGTATTGGTGCATGGTGTTCAGCACGTTCTGCCAGTCTTTCTTCGTTATCGTTCTGCTTTCGTATGCCATATCAGTTGATGTTTAGGGTTTGTAGTGTTTCGTTGGCGCACACCTTCTGCAATAGGTATGACTCGCCCTTGCCGTTGTACTGACCGCCGTCGCACAGGGCGTCGGTCATCATGTCACTGGTGCTCTTGCTTATGCTGCACTCGCACAGGTGGTTGAACACCTCGTATTTCTCGGGCTTGTGGTCATAGATGATAGATACAGCCAGACCGCCGCCGATAGTCTTAAATAACGCCCATAGGGCTCTTTTTTCTGCCATAGTGTATAGTTTATAGGTTAATGCTTTTTTATTCGCTCTATGCGGCTTTTACGGCACAAATGCTCAAAGACACCACCATATACGCCCGTATCGGTCATGACATCAATCGCTTTGTTTATGTCATACTCGCCGAAAACGATGTACTCGGTATCGCTGGGGTCTTCACCAAGGGCGAACTCTTTCGTAATGTCTACATACTTGTCACCCACCTTGTTGAAGGCGTGGTCTATGCCGAAAGCGTAGAATATTCTGCCCTCGCAATATTGGCAGCCCTCGAACATCAGGGCAAGCCTTGTGGCGTTGCAGTAGCACTCTTTCTTCTTCGGGCGCACTACACGCTTGATGATATCTATCTGCTCGGGGGTGAACACCTCGGCGCACGGCACTACCCTGACATCTTTCGCAGCCGCCAGTTGCGCTGTAAAGTAATCATCGTGCAAGCCGTCAAAGAACTTGCACATCTGCTCTATCTCACTTATAAGTCTTGACATAACCATATCTGTTTAACAAGCAAGGGCTGCCCTTACAGCAGCCCCAGCCAAATTCTTATTATTTGTTACTATGCCACCTTGTCAAGAATCTGCTTGACGATGTCAACCGAGTCTTCAGAGAAGTCGTCTTCGGTGTCTTCGGTAAGAATGTTGTACACCTCGCACTGGTCGAAGATGACATCGTAGACGTTTGTGCTGACACCTACACACTCTTTGCAGTTGTAAGCCACCTCGCTATGATGCATGTACTCGCGCTCGCTGTCGTACTTGATTGTACCGCTCATGTAAATCTCGCGGTTGTCTTCAAGGGTCTTGAAGGTCTCAAAGCTGACCTTGTTCTCGCACTCATCAAACTCGTAGTTGTTAATGAACTCTACCATGTGGTTGATAATCTGATTTTTCATTGTCTCTGGGGTTTTAGAAATTAGACGATTTTCTTTAAATCACACTGCAAAGTTAAGTCTTTTCTTTAATTCTGCAAACAAAATTAAGTAAATTTATTCACATTCTCACACTTTCTTGATTTTAATCAAACAAATACTTTCACATCACGTACATATATAGAAGAAAAATGCAGCCAACACCATCACGGCGGCGGCTGCACAGATAGCAAATGCAAAACTATGTTGTCGGCACTGGGCAGCGCAGCTACCCCTGGTCTTTTTTCTTGAACTTGTTGATATGCTCCTCCGACCTCTGCGTCATGAGGGCGTCCCTGCCGTAGAATTTCATCACGGCGTCATGGTGGCTCTGCCGCATCTCCCTTGATGTCATTCCCTCATGAGCCTTGAAGCGGTGCATTCTTCTTACGAAGGCTTCGCGGTCGTCACCCTTGAGCATATCAACGGACACGAACGTGTTGTAGTTCAGCACCTTCCCGTTGGCGTCCCCATAGAACACGCCGTGTTCGCTGTAGCATGTGATGTACGAGCCGCGTTCCCCGTTCTCGGCGGCCTCAAAGCCGCCGTATATCATGCCACGGATAATCAGCGTCACGATGGCCTCCGTGCTGATGCCTTTCACACCCGCCAGTTCTTTCATGCGGTCTACCACACGCTCCCTGTAACGCTCAAAGGCGTGAGCCCCTATACGGGCAAGCATTCCGCGTCCACCGAACATCTGGTGACGGTAGAGCACCGTCTTGTTGCCCCTTGTCTTGGAGATGATGAAATACATGCCTGCACCGTGGCGATCGAAGAGCGCGACGACCCTGTTGCCAGCGGTCGTCACAAAGGAGTACTGCGTAAACCCGTCCCCGATATCCTTCCCCTGTCTCTTGCCGAACATTCTCTGGGTGCGGTAGCTTATCTTGAAGTCCTCCTTGTAGCACTCGTCCAGTATCTCATCATCGGTCATCGTGTGTACTATCATCGCTCTTTGTCTTAGGGTTCTTCTTGAACTGTTTGCGGAGCTTATTCATCTCCTTCTCGCACTCTTCTCTGCGTCCGTGGAAGACATGCTCACCATCGGCGTACAGGTCAAAGCCTGGGGCGAAAAACGGATGGGATTTCGCCAGTTCTATCGTATGCCCGTTGATTTCTTCTTTCATCAGTCTACCTCCCCACCGTTACAGATTATTATGTCGCCCACAAGGATATCGTCAGACAGCCACCCCAGCGCCTTGCACGCCGCCGTGGCGGTGATGTTGAAGGACTTGCCTTTCAACTTGCCCTCTTCATCGCAGAACGCCCAGCAGCCGTTGTTCAGACGGATACCCTCTATGTAGCCGCCCACATAACCTTGCAGTTCTGCCAGTGAAAACTTGCCGCCCTCTTTAGGAGTGACGAACTCTTCTTTGCCGTTTGATTTTATCAGTCTTGCCATATCATTGGTTTGTTTTCTGGATACCCGCCTTTCGGTGGTAGCCGTGTTTAGTGAATTCGTTAATATAGATAAGTTTCTTCGCCCATACGCCGCCGTTCTTGTACGGCTGCAGGCGGAAATGCCCGCGCACCTTGAAATCTTCGTCACGGCATATCTCGGTGAACCACTTGCAGTCAAAGATATCGTAGGGGATGCGCCCCGTATTCTTGCATTTCTCGTTGCCTATGATGGTCTTTGCGTTCGGAGCGACGGCCTTTATCTCCACGTCGGCGTACTTGCGCAGACCAAGGTAGGTGAGTACCTCATAGGCGTAGAAATTATACTGCCGCCTTATCGTGTCGTGGGTGTGCAGCCTTTGAAGGGCGGAACGCCCCATATAACTGAACGAATGGTCGTTGCCTTTCTTCTCGTCTTCTACCGTGATGATGCAGTAGTCAAAAAGCACGGAATCGTTCTCATTCTTTCTGCTCACGAATATCGCGACCATAATCACACCGCTCTCTATCACATACGCAAGGCAGCCGTTCTTAGCCGCCAAAGGAGGGTAGTACATGATGCCGCACTCGCCGTCGCACTCTTGTATGATGGTCTTGTGCAGATGGTTGAACGTGCCGTCAGACCTGTCCATCACATCTTGGAAGGTCTTCGTGATGTATATCGGGCGTCTGAACCTGCCGCGCCTCTTGTCAAGGACACTGAGAATGTTTCTGCACTCTTCGTCCATGCCGCCGATGTTCTTGTTTATCTTGGCGTCTTGCAGCCATAGGTCTATGGGGTTATCTCTAAATATCATTTTTTCGGGGTTTTTAAGCCGTTAGGGCGGTTTTTGCGCCGCCCCTCGGGGTTAGTCGGTCACTCGGTAGAAATACGCCAAATCGTCGCCTTTGAGGTTCTCGCAGCACCAATCGTCGCACTTGCGCCACAACTCGTTGAACAGTTTCGCCATAGGGTCGTCTTGGTTGCCGCCGCTCTTGTCGTAGAAATACCAAATGAGGTGGTTGAGAATGACCGTCAGCGCAGTGATGTAGCGCACGTTGGTATGCCATTCTTTGAACGCTCGGTCGTATGTGTCGCGGACTGCCTTCTCGCCGAATCGTACGGCAATGGGAAAGTCTTGCGCAAAGGTGGTCTTTTGTAGGTCTGCCATAGGTTAGTGCTTTTTGATGAACTCGTTGTCTTGATAGGTGTAGAACGCCACGCACGCCGCGCCCTTGTAGATGCCCAAGAAGCCGCTCGTGCCGTTGTCTTTGCAGTATTGCCTGCCCCACGCCTCTGCCTCGGCAAGGGTGCCGAAAGTCTTCGGGGCTGTCATAAAGGCGTTTGTAGATGTCGCCAGAACATGGTATGCCATTTTTAGGGTGTTTTAAAGCCCCTACACGATTACAGGGGCTTGGTTGGTATTATGCCGCCTTTGCAGCGAAAACGTGCTTGTAAAGCCATTCTTTCACGACCGTCTCAAACTCTTTTGAAAGGTCGATGTCAATATAACTTGACTCAAGGCGCTCGTTGTCTTCATAGTAGGCGTCTTCGTAATCGCCGTCTACCGTCTTGTAGTCGGCTTCGTCAGGCTCGGTAACGGCGTAGATTTTGTAGTCAAAAAGTTCTAGACCGTTATCACCCAGTTCAATAAGGCAGCCCAGGTCGACGCTTGTCTTTACGCCGTTGATTCTACCCTTCACGGTGTAGCGAATGCCGCCGTTAACCATGATTTTGTCACTAATCTCGCCGCTGTTGATAAGGCTGGCGATGTTCTTCTCTGTCAGATGTTTCATCTTGTTTTGCATTTGGTTCGTTTTTGATATGATGGTTATTTTATTCTTACTTGCTCTCAAGGTACTCGCGCATAGACCATTCTGCTTCTTCGTAGATAATGTCATAGAGGCCGTCATGGTCGGTGAGGTTGTAGTCTTCGCCCTCGGCATCTACATACACGCATACATACTTAAC